GGTCTGTGGGCGATGGGAACGCCTATCACAGAGAAAAAGGGATTATACGCCGCCCTAAACAATTGTGCCTTCGTATCGACAAAAACACTAAAAGAAGATTATGCCAAACCTTTCTGTTTCCTTATGGATGCAAGTATGTTGGGTGTAGGAGTTGGATTCGATACAAAAGGAGCTGGGGAGATAGTAGTTAAAGGTGTTCATAAAGATAGAGATGAACAAGTATATGAAATACCAGATACTCGTGAGGGTTGGGTGGAATCTTTAAAACTACTATTAGAAAGCTACTTTCATGGTCAGGCACCAATGAAATTTGATTACTCAAAGATAAGAGGTGCTGGTGAACCGATAAGTGGATTCGGTGGTGTTGCTAGTGGTCATGAACCATTAGAAGAAATACATGGAGATATCAAAAAAGTTCTTGAAAGGAATAGTGGAGAACCAATCACTATCACGACAATCGTAGACATAATGAATCTTATTGGTAAATGTGTAGTTGCGGGTAACGTGAGAAGAACTGCTGAGATTGTATTTGGAGATGCACACTCAGAAGAATATTTAGATTTAAAGAATTACAAAGTAAATCCACATAGGGAGACATATGGATGGACATCTAATAATAGTGTATTTGCAGAATTGGGTATGGATTATACAGAGGCTGCCAAACGAATTGTGGATAATGGTGAGCCTGGATTT